TCAAAATATCCAATACCTAAATCTGCTCCTGTTTCATTCCAGGAGATTTCAGCTTCTACTCCAGTTTTCCATACAAAACCTCTTTTGACTACTAAATTATCACCATCATCAGTAACCGCTCCTTTTAATGTGCCGCCTATCCCAGTTAAATCAGATATAGAAGAATAAGCCATAACCGATAACCATTTTCTTCTCATTTCTCTTCTCTCTCCATTAATAATAAAATGATTATATAATTCATCTAACCTCTCTTCTGTTTTTCTAATAAGATATTCATTATCATCAATCCTTTTAATTGTTTCACCTAATTCAGGTGGCGTTGGTTTAAAGCAAGGTTCTTTATTTCCATTAATATAAAATCTATATAATACCGTTTCAGTTAACATATCTAATGCTCTGATATAGGAAGTTTCCGAATCAAACCATACTCTATCAATTTCTTTTTCGGTAGGGGTGCATAAGAGAGGATTGTTTAACCATAAAAATCTTTCTGATAAATTCAATATTCCCACTTCTGCTAATAAATCAGCAATAACATTTTCAACTACTTGAGGAGTAAAATAATATAACCATAAACAACCTACTCCACCCACATCAGGAACGTTCGGTTTTAAAAAAACAAATTCATTGATATCCCAATCATAAGTCCATTCACTATTTAACCATATTTCTTTAAATCCTGTCCCCAATCCTGTTTCATCTAAAAAAGCTCGATAAATTCCTTTGCAGTCATTCTCCATTGTATAATGTTCCTGTTCTGCTACAATATCATATTTTTTATTTTTACCCCACCATATTTTTTTTAAATAGGTTTCGGATAGATAAGCAATATAATCCCTACCGCTTATATTACATATTTCTCCTGATTCGCTATATTGCATATCAGCTTTATCTATTATTCCATATATCCAACTCCAATAATAATCATCAAGTTCTCCTGCTTCAGGTTTTAATCTTGCTCCCAAATATAATCTTACATTTCTTCCTTCTTTAATATACCCATAACAACTTGCTCCTTTGTCGTAAAAAGAATAACGGTCTTTAGTATTTAGCAGATTAATATTAAAAGATATTGCACAGGTATTTTGGAAGATATTAGTTATATTCGATTGAATATTAAAACTTTTAACGTCCTGTAACTCAACAAAATTACCTGTCCCGTCAATATCAATTTCAGCTTTACCTAATATTATTATTGCGGATTTCTCAAAGTCTGTAATTAATAATTCCTGCAAATCTTGCATTTTTATACCTCGATACAATTAAAACTTATATCATAACCTTCTGCTGTCCCAATAATAGGTTTTTTAGGAATTGTTTCTGGTATTATCCTTACTGTATAATTATCTTCCCCGATTATTAAATTAAGGTCATCTTCTTTGCTATTATTTACTTCAGCTATCAAATCATCCCAGACTCCATTATTAACATAAGTTAGTTTTATATTAAAAAGATATTTATCCTCTTTAGCATATTGCACCCTTTTAGCTCCGCTCGGAGTAGTATGGACACTACCTTGTAATTGATAACTATAATCTACTAAGGCATATTCAAAAGTCGTTTCGCTCCCTAAAATTCCTAAACTAATATCCATATCTTATCCTTTCGCAAATTGAATATTATGAGCTCTAAACTGGTCAAAGATTTCTTCAAATAATAATTTACCTGCGTTCCTGATAGTTCCTTCATCTAATTTGTTAGCACTTATTTTAAATGCTCCTTCTTGAATAGTTAGATAAATCTGATTAGTTTTTTCAGTATTAGATAAAGAAAGATTTTTTTCCGATTGATATGCTTTGTTTTGCTCTGGTGTCAATACCGCTTCACCTTTATCAACTATAACTAAACCTGATTTGGTTACAAGGGGAGTCCCTTCTGCAAATGTAATAATTTTATCTCCTGATTGTATATATCCACTACCTGCTGTCGGTGGATTTATAACTGCACTTGGCGTAGATACTGGTGTGGTTACTTTCGCTTGATTCGCTGCAACAATAGCCTGTGCCTCTTCATAAGAATCAGCAGACTGTGTATTAAGTTCTCCAGTAATCGGTTCATTTGATATTATTCCTGTAGTCTTTCCACTAGAGGTAATTTTAACCCCTGTAACTTTCCCTTGTGCGTTAACGATTTTATTTATTGCGGCAACCTGTCTTGATGCAGAGGCTTCAGTGGCTGTTGCTACCGCTTTTACTTTGGCTATCTGTGCATCATAAGCAGAAGTGATATTTGCTATTAAAATCTTTTCTTGTTCAGCACTTAATCCTACCTGTTTTGCATCTTTTATTACAGCAAGTTCCTTATCCTTTAATGTCTTTATTATCTTTGCTATTTCTTCTTCATAAATTAAAGATACTTCTGCTAATTTCTTTTTCTCTTCTTCTGGAGATAACTCCAATGCCTTAATTGTTTTTTCTATCTCATCTCTTTTTTCTCTTAATTTCGCTACCATCGCATCGATCTCTTCTTGATACCAGAGTGCTATATCTCCCATTGCTGCTTTTTCTTTTTCATTGGATAATTCCAATGCTATAACGGTATCCTCTGTCGCCTTTCTTTTTTTATCTAAAGCATCGATAGTATTTAATTGTATTATCGCATATTGCTCTTCTGTATGAGTTAACTCCTCTATCCTTTCTTTTATAGGACCCATTGCATTGGCATAAGTATCTAATACTTCTTTTGCTTTATTTGCAGTTTCTTTTAATGTATCTGCTACCTTCTTCTCTCCTTCTGCCAACGATGCATACATTGCAGTATTAGCAGCATCTATTCTATCAAACCAAGTATCCTCTGATTCAGCCCATTGTCCTGTTGCAGAATCAATTTTTCTACCAAGATCATCAACACTTGCCCCTATCCCATCTAATTTAGTTGGAAGTCCTTCTGCTTTTATTCCTACTCCTTCAATAGCAGTTCCTAATCCTTCTACTTTTGGCGTTGTTTCTCCTGCTGATGTTCCAAGATTAGTAGTTGAGGTAGTAACTGTATCTGTAGATTCTCTTATGCCATCAAGAAGAGGTTTATGGTCTTTCATATTTTGATTAACTTTTATCATTTCTTCTGAAGTTAAATTATAAGCTTTCTGTAATTTATCATTGGCTTCAGCTTGAGCTATTACTGATGCAGCTTCTGCTTCTCTAATTGCTTTCGCATCTTTTATTACTTGGACTACTCCTTGATAGACCTTAACCCAAATAGCAAGAGCAACCCCTGCCATAGCATAATTAGCTGCTAATCCCAATACACTTATTCCCATCGCTTGTATTCCCTGGATAGATAACATTAAATTAGCATATAATTGAGTTTTCATTAGAGTCCCAAATAGAGTCATTGCTGAACCTAATCCAGTAAGTAATGGTGCAAATTCTGCTGCTTTAGTAATAGTTTCACTAAATCCATATTTTAATTCTGATAACCAATGTTGTAATTTCTGCATATTGGTGGCAAGTGCTTCGTGTCTATCTGAATTTTCCTTTATTACAGTTGAACTTTCTTTTAATTTTCCTGTATACTTTTCCCACATATCAGAAGTAATTCCCAAAGTTGTTTTTAATTTTTCCATATCCCCGCCTGATTCAGTAACAGCTCTTCTAAACTCTGCTATTGATACTCTGGCAGTTTCACCAAATTCTTGTTGTAGAATACCCATTATTACAGCAGCATCATTTATATCCAGATTCATTGCTCGCATTTGCGGTCCTAATCTACCCACCATACTAATGAATTCATTTAACTGCATAGTAGTATTTTTTTGAATAAATCCAAAAGCAGATAAAGCTTGTCCTTCTTCGCCTGCGGAAATTCCTAAAGCTTTTAAAGCAATTCCCGAATCAGCTAAAGCAATTGCACTTTCTCCTGTTGCATCTCCTACCATATCCCAGAATTCAGCATACTTCTTTAATGCTTCTGCACTATTTAATCCCTCTTTTGTTCCTAATTCCATAAGAGAAAGAACTTCATCTAAAGGTAAAGTAACATTAGAAGTAGAAATAACTAAATCTCTCATTGCTTTATCAGTTATCCCTAAATTATCAGCTAATCTTCCGGTCATTTCTACTAATGGAGCATTGCTTCTGGCTAACATTTCTATTCCAGCACCTAAAGCAGTAGTTGCAATACCAACTGCTTGTAAACTTTTTCCTGTCGTTGTCCAACCTTTTTGCATTGCAGCATTAGCTTTATCAGTTTCCGATTGTATTTTATTAACAACAGGAGAAACTTGATCTATTGCTCGCATTATGATTTCCATTATAGAAGCCATTAATTCTTCTCCTTTTGTACTCTTCTGTTATATTCTTCATAAGCTAATTTAATAAATAATTTTTGTGCGATAGTCATATCTTGAAATCTATCTACAAACTTTATTCCGGATATATGAAAAGATATTATCTCTTGACCTTCATCATTTTTAGCGAAAAAATTGCAATTCTTTCAGTTGCTCCTCTCCAATACCACTAATCTTAAATATTTCATTAGCAATCTTTTCAATTATCCCCGGTGGAGATAGTTGTTTTAATTCTTGTTCGGTTAATCCTTCTTCTACTATTCCATAGAGACAGGTCAATATATTTTTGTCGAAGTTAGATTTATTAATTGATTCTACATCAATACTAAATTTAATTGTTTCTCTGGTTTTATCTTTATCTATTTCCCCTTTTTTATTTAGCATTGGAGTAAATTCAGTTTTAGCTGATCTCATTACCATAGCACTAATTGTTGCCCATTGTTCTTCAGTCAATGGTTTAATCTCTATTTCTCCAAATCCTTCAATTGTAATTACTTTTCTATATTCTTTTCCTTTAAGAATTAATTCCTTAATTGATATCTTTTCCATTTTTCTAAATCCCTTCCAGAGGCCTCAAATTTGGAAGAATTTCCTGTTTATTTGAAGCCTCTATATATTTTTGATACTAAGATACTATATCTTCATCCATATCATCATTATTATTTTGAATAGTAGCTAATACTTCAGCTTCTATTTCGGTTTGTGCATCGGCAAGAGTTATATCTCCAATTAAAGCTATCCCACTAAAAGCCTGTACAATTTCTCCTCTACCTGAAGGTGGAGTTTTTAAATCAGTATACATTAAAGCAGGGAATTCCAGTTCTATACTCCCATCTACACCTGAATCAATAGTAACTGCCATCGCTTCAGTAGTACTTCCATTTACACTAACTCCATTAGAACCACCCCAGAATTTTTCATATTCGGTGGAATCTTCAAACCATAGATTGCCTTTGATGTCTATATTTCTGTTCCCTACTGGTATTCGACAAGGGAATCTTGAGCCTATACCTTTACCCGCTGCTGCATTCGCTCCATTAGTTATAGATATAGTCATTCCTTTTATCTTGCAATTATAATTAACTGCATTCCCTAAAGCTAAAGAAGCATCAATGAAAGTTAAATTGTTTTCATCGAATAAAGATAATCCTGATATTTCTTTTAAGGCTGCTTTAGTATCTCGAGTTCCAATATTATCTAATGTGCCCAAGATAAAATTATCTTCTATCTTCAATTCTAATCCATTCATTACACAACCTCTAAATACATGCTCAAAATTATCCTTACCTAACCTAACTGTATAAGAAGGTAACACTATATCTTCTGAAGGATATATTTCATGAGTATTAGTTCCCACTCCCCCATCAGTAAATTTATATAAACCCAATGCCCATTTCAAGAAATATCCAATCGAACGGATATCAATAGCATAAACAACATTCCCTGCTGGGACATAATAACCAGGTCTTACTATCTTTCTACCTCTACTCATCCCACCTTCAAAATGTAAATTAGGGTCAGAAGGTACATCGAGAGAAGCTGATGCTATATCAATATGAAATGTAGCTTCAGGTGCAACTGCTGGGTTGAAAACCCCTTCTTCACAAAAACCACAATACCTGCGAGGAATTGTCATAATTTATCACTCCTTTCTTTATTAATATTTTTATCATTCCATTATACAGAAACTAACTATACAAGTATAAATTGCTGAATAAAAATTCCCATTAACAAGAGCAGGGTTATTACAATCGAAAGATTTACTGTGAATATCAGCTATAAAACTACCATGCCCGAAACCCAGTGTGCGGTCTGCTATTAATATTCTTTTTGCTCTGGCTATAACATCATTTGCATCTTTAAACCCCTGCTCGGTATTAGTATTATAAACTACGCTTATATTTTGGATAGGTAATTCCCACCTCTCTATTATGGTATGTTGGCTACCTTCCAGGATTGTTGCTGGGCTGGGAAATATCCAGATAGCAGGGGTAACAGGTTTAATTGAAGTTTTATCTCCTCTAATTATTACTTTTACATCCTGTAATAATTCTCCATCTTGAGTCGCATTTTCTAATTTAGTTTGTATAGCATTTAATATTTCTTCTATCGCTTCACTAAAATATTTTGTTTCCACATTAAACCCCCTGTTCAGTTTCGCTTAAGGCTCTTCTTATAAATTCATCAATTCTATCTATCCCACCCTGCATTGCTCTCTCGTGATAAGGATTAGGATGCATACCTTTAACCACTGCTCTTTTAGAGAATATCTCTTTGCCATTCCAGATAAAATGCAAACACTTTTTTATTCTTGGTTCAATTATAATTTCCTGTTTCCAGGGACCATAAAGCCCCGTTCCGAATGCCACATACGGAGCATAAATTACACCTGATTCCAGATGAGATTCAAAATCATCAACTTTTCTTAATTGCCAACTCCCTGCTAATCTTCCCTGATCAACAGGTGGTTCTTTTCTCATTCCACCCCAAACTTCTATAACTAAATATTGAAAAGCCTTTTTGCTGGCTTCTAAAGGTATCTTCATTATTTTCTCAACTTGCTCTTGATTTATTTCTACGCTAATCATCTGGATTCTCCACTCTTGTAAATCTAAAAGTCGGTTTTGCTCCATATTGTTTCAATTCTTTTTTTAAAGAATCAGTTAATACTTCATCATTTAATAATTTAGCATTCATATCTTCCATTTTTATCACCGGAGATTCTCTATTCGCATAAGCTAATTTTACCATATTAGCACACGCCCGCATAGCGATATTAGCAATCCCTTCTGGAATAATCAGCTTCCTTATATCAGATATCCATAAACAAGAGCCGATTGAAGCAATCATTTTAATTCCTATTCTCTTTACTTCTGTTAAAGTATCATCACATCCTAAATAGAATTTACATAAATTCCATTCATATTCTTCTAATTCTGGAAAATCTAAAGTCTTTAATACTGTCTCTGAATCTTCTCCACCATATAAGATTAATTGTAAATCTCCAGCAATGATCAGACTATAAGGTTTAACTTTAATCATTAATATTTTTGCATCAGAAAGATCTTGAAAGATACTATCAATATCTCTTCCTGCAATTACCGTTCCAGTTATTACAGTACTCTCTATCTCTATCTTATTTACAGCAAAAGTATCATAATCAGGAAGCTCTTCCGTATCATTATCAATTGTAACCTCTACCCCTGTAACTTCATAAGCATTCCAGAGGTTTATACCATAATCAATTATCTTTCTGTCTCCAAAGGTTAAATCCATTATCATATCTCTATTACGATTAGCATTAATTAAACTGGCTACTTCCATTAACCACTTTAAAATCAAATCTTCCAAAGCTTGTTTACCATCCAATCCTAATTTATCAAATTCAACTCCAGTATATTTTATAACTTCATCAACAGTAGAATAATATGTTTTGATAGCCATTTATATCACTATCCTTTCCCAAAGAATCTATATTTCTCGTCCGGATGTGTTTTAGAAATGTGAGTTAATAATCCATGCTTACTATAATATTCCTTCTGGCAAAAGGGGCAGACACAAATAAGTTTTTCAATTTTTAAAAATCGGCAAGCTTTTATTTCCTTAAAACCTATCTCATCGGTTTCTACATCTACAATACTTATAGCTGGGAAGGCATTTTTATGTCTTACAATCTTTTCTTCTCTATCATTTCTAACTTTCATTTTATACTTTATCATTGCTTTCTCCTTTATCCTATTTGCTCTATTCGCAAACTTACGTGAGATTTTATTTCTTTATAGGTTCTAATATTAACGGTTAATTCCTCCGATGTTTTATTGGGTAAAAATAGATAACCGCCTCTATAAATGGTTATCACCCCTTTATTAAATACCTTTATTTTTTTGGGGTATATTGTGGCATCATTTATTTTGAAAGGGTTATCAGTAACATAATACCTTTTTCTATCCTTATTCTTTGCTTCTTTCAGAGCTATTTTAATAATATTTTCAAATTTACCTTTTTCCTTTTCTAATACATTATCATTTTTCATTTTCTTGGTTATTTTTATTTTTTCTAATCTCTCTGGAATTGCTTTTAATGTTTCAGGGTTTAAATCATCAATTACAATTCCCCATTTATCCCGATATACTTCCATACCGTCTCCACCGTTATATCCGATAGTGGGAATTCCTGCTGCAAGATAATCATACAATTTATTTGGTCTGCACTTATGGGCAAAATTAATGGCCGACTCAGGTGTATCAACCGAATTAAACGCTTGAAGTCCCGCAGTATATTGACTCATTTCCTGATATATTTTATCGCCTTTTACCCATTCGTGAATAATACATCCGATACTAATATAATCTCTAATCCTTCTTTCATTTATTAACTTTGTAGGATATAAATGTACCTTCCACCCTGCTTTTATAAATGCATTAAATATCAGATGATAGGCCTTATAGTGATAGAAATCATTATTTCTATCCCACATGGTAAGTCCACCATCTAAAACTAAATTCAACCCTTCTGTTTTTACTCGAGGAATAAATTTAGTATCCTGCCTCATTGGTTTATTATGTACAACAATATATTCCGGCAAGTACCAACCGTATTTCTTTTTTATTTCTTTGAAATATTCAACATATCCTTCGCTTGTAAAAATAATAGCAGAAGCATTTTCTATTATCTGTTTATCGTGTGCATAAGATTTTTCGTTTAATCCAAATCGAAAACTATGGACATCGTTCTCCACTAATAGATAAGGGATTCCTCTTTTTAAGAATTCCAAATATAAAGTTTGGGCATCACCCTGACATATCCCCAAATCAATATCAGTTGAGATAATTTCATTTCCTGATAGAACCCCAAATTCCTTTGCAAAATATCTCGGTAACTTATAATGGCTACCATCTGTCCATCGATTGGAAAGTAAGTAAAATATTTTGTTATCCTTAAATAGATTTCTTTTCATCAATGTTCTCCTTCTTATATATTCCGAATTCTGCTAAGATTTCTTCCTTATCTTCCCCTTTTATCTCTACTCTTTGTCCTTTAAATGACTCAAATGTAGAAGAAGTATTTTGACCATGAACTGTATCCATGTAATTATATCCTGTTATAACTTCATGTATCTTTGTATGGGCAGCCCAATGCCCCCCGGATAAGATGTGACGTTTTCCTTCTAAATATTCCTTTACTCGATAAATTAAAACGTAAGATTGTGGGGAAGAGTGATAAAAGGATATCATTCTATCTTGGACGATATCATAATTGTATCCATATTGATTAAGTAATAATTCGGTTTCAGGTTTTGGAGTATAGTTATGTAGTGTATCTATAAATGTATTAATCCACAAATCATCTGAATCCACTCTAACTAAATAAAGATAATTATAATCTTTTATCAAGTCTTTAATCTTCTGTTCGTATTCAAATTTACCTACAATAATGACATTGTCAGGAAGTAACCCCTCTGTTTCTTTTTTTATAAAAGGAATAGTTTCCTCTCGACATCTTAATAAAAGAGTAAACCATTGATTCGTCTGTGCTTTTAGACTATTTAAAGTATAATCGATAAAAACCTTTAGCCTGTTCTTGATCCATTCTTCATTAACTTCATTTTCCTTATTAAACCCTGCACAATTAAATGGGGATTGTATTATTATTATTTTATTCATAATGTTTTTCTCCAAAAACAAGTCTTAATATATTCAGGTGGACTATTCCATTCATCTTCATGTAAGGGTTTTAAAGCATATTTATCTACCGAATCTTTTATACTTGCTAATTTTATAGTATGCTCCCAGTCATGAGATGCGATTACAGAATCTTTCTTCAAGAATCTAACAAAAGTGTTAAATTCTTTTATCTTGTTCCCATTATCACATATAAGAAGAATCGGACTATCTGCATACCCTGTTATCTCTCGAATAGAATCTTCATGAAAACAATCTCTGATAATAGATTTAATCCCTAATAATTTAAAAAGTCTTGGCTCTTTATATTTCTTTATATCATAAGTCAGTAAAGGTTTTAATCCTCTTTCATAACATTCCAATCCCAAAAATACTGATAAAGCACCTTCTGCAGTTCCGATCTCAATTATCCCCTTTATCTGTTTATTCTCATTCAAAATATCATCTATAACCTTATACAACCAATAGGTGTGTTGTTGACGAATTCCTAAAAAATGTCTATGTCTGTAACCAGGCACTTTTTCATTTTCTGTAGTAAAGAAGGTTATCCTATAATTAGGTTTTTCATTCATCTTTCGTTTTCCCTTGCTTCAGGTAATGTATATTTAATTCAATAGCTAATTTTAATAATCCCATATTAGAAGCTCCTGAAGATTTAGCTAAAAATTCAGCATCCTTCGGTAAACACTTCCCGTCCGCTCCTCTGTAATTATCTTTCCCAGCTATTAAATGCATCCCCTTGGTATACTGGTCTTTCTGAAATATCTTATAAATATTTGTATAATCACATTTATATTTTGTAGTTACATCAAATAATTGTTCAGCATAAACTACTTTCATTAAGTATAGACTATTTAAAGCTAATTTTGCTATTTCTGCTTCTATTGGTTTTACTCTAATAAATATGTCTTCAGGGAAGAAATAATTGAAGAGTTTAAATAAAATATTCCATGCCTTTTCATTTTCCGTTCCTATCACTATTTTATCGGGATGGAAGGTATCGTATCCTACTTGTCTTTCAGTAATAAATTCTGGCATATAAACAAAATCCCGATGATAAGTTTTTATGTAAGTATCAGTAGTACCAGGGATTATAGTAGTTCTGATTACATATATAGCCTTCTGATTTTCCTTTACTAAAGATTGTATCAGATTATCCAGATTTTTCATTGTGGAGTCTTTTTCATTAATACAAATAAATATTACATCACAATTAGAGAGATTATCATTATAACCTTTTTCGGGATCTGCTCTCTTTATCTTATAATCCTTTTTTAATATTCTCTCTGTTACTTTTCCTACTACTCCTAAACCTACAATCCCTATTTCCATAATACTCCTTCCAAAAAAAGGCAGTAAATCAATTGTGTTATCTACTGCCTTTTACGCAACGCTAATTATTTTCCTTTAGATTAAACCTTAACTTAATATAGTACTCGAAGTCCCTTCGATATATGCTGAAACTGCGGCATTCTCATCTTCATAATTGCAGGCAGTCTCCAGAGATAGAACAAAATCAGTTCTACGTAGTTTAGCTTCTCTTTCTCTCTCGATATATATCTTAGCAAACAATCCCCAGACTAAGTTATTCGGATAACCGAGTAAGCATACTCTCCCTACTCCACCTTTAGTTCCAATTGGGTTTGATCTTTCTATCATCGGTGCTCTTCTTACTGCTATACCTTTGTAGGCTATTTCATCAAATGCAGTTTGGGTTCTATCTCCAAGTCCAGTATTCCTTGTTTTTAATATATTCCTATATTTGTCATCTGTATCATAATCTACCCAGAATCGGAAACCAGCTCTATTTTTTAAATATTCTTTTGGTATCGCATCTAACATCGCATCGAACATATTCTCGGGAAAAGTTGCGAGTGCAGGGTCAAAATCCTTACTTGATCCTGCTCCATAAACTCTTTGGGCAGCCAATTCAACCCAACCATTAAATCTGGAAAGGACATCATCTTGAAGATAAGTAATATTTTTATTACCTAATATATACAATTCTTCAGAATCCCTTCCTACTGCCTCACCCAACATATCGATAAGGGTATTTTCAAATCCTTCCTTTTCGATATTTCGTCTCAATGCATCATCGTATAGAGAAACAATAGCCACAAATTCATTGGCAATTAACTGGTTAGTAGCAGTAATAGGTTTAGTAAATTCACTTGTATCTAAATCCCTATGCGAAGTAACTGTCTCTACTACTTTTTGTCCTGTTTTTAATACTCTTCCTAAAAAGGCAATCCTATCAATATCAACTATTTGACTATCCATAGTAATATATCTGGCTTCAGGCAATATTACTGTATCTTCTTGCATCTGTCTTACAAATTGGGTAAATTTTTGAGGCTGTAAAATGGAATCTCCTAAATCAGTTACGGTAATTATTCCACCTTTCAAAGCCATTGCCTTATCTAATAATCCTAACAATTCATC